CCTGAAGTGAAAGCAGCCTACAAGTTTCCAGTCTGCAAACTCGAAAACGGAGAATTTCACCTTTACTTTCGCGCCGCCGTCGCGGCACTTGCTTACCTGCATGGCGCGCGTGGTGTTGAGGTCGATCTGACAGACGCGGAAAAGCTCGAAGTTATTCGCAAGATCAAGGAGATTTACGAACTGTTCGGAGAAGAATTCCGTGGCTCGGACGAAGTCGCGTTGTGCGAGGAGATCGAGCGCCTGAAAAGAATGAGCAAACATCTTATGGACAAGCTAACAGAGTACGAGAACACGATCAACGAATTCAAAGAGAAAGAAAGAGAGCGCGAGCTCAACGCGTTCAAACAAGAGTTAGTCAAAAAAGGTGTACCGCCAGCACTTGCTGAAGAATATGTTAGACTATTCAAAGAAGGTAAGATGGACAAAGAAAGTATCTTGAAACTCGCAGAGCACACGAAACGCGATTTGGTACGTCAATTCGTGAACCCAGATAGCGCTGACATTGTTGATATTGTGGCTAAACAAATGCGCTGGAAGTAACCTAAAAGGAGGTTGAGAAGTTATGCCACAGGATTGGAAACTACTGACGGCTTTTATCAAAGTGGCAAAACCTGCGCCCTCGTTCCTAACAAAGACGTTCGAACAAGTAAACAGAGCTTTGTCACCTGTTCCAAAGGTGACGCTGCGCAACATGGACGCGACGGTAACTGCCGCGCCTCTTCGCGGCCTTTACACGCAAGCGGTCAACCAAAACGAAACCTTCGCGTACACGGAAACAGACATTAACCCACCGCAGATCTTTGTGAAAATTCCGATCACCGAAGAATTGCTCCTTTCGCAGATCTCTGACCCGAGTTTGATCATCGCAGACACAGGATCTGTGACAAACAATGTTATGTTCGTCTACGCCGAAGCCGTCGCGCGCTTGAAACGCATGGTCCTAAACCGCATCGAGCTCATGTGCGCTCAGATCGCGGGAACAGGGAAGATAAACTACAACGACGGCACGTACACGTACACGTTGACGTACACCGCGCCGAGCGCAGTGACGCTGGACCCAGATTCTAACCTTCTTTTGTGGCTCAAAGATCTCGTAACTGAGCAAAAGAAACACGGCTTCGCCCCAGCGTACATCCTCGTGAGCAAAGACGTCGCGAGCGTTCTGCTTGACAACAAATACATCGACAAAGCGCTAACAAAGGCAAACTACGCTGTTGGCACGATATCGTTGAAAACCGAACCTTTCGTGACGCCGTTGTTTGAGCTTCCAGATTTGCCTCCAGTCCTGATTTACGACGTCACAATCGGCTCGGAGTCTCCATTCGGCTCAGGAAAAGTTGTGCTTTTGGACCCGAACGGGCTTGGCATCGCGTACGGTGCGGTTGCGAACGCGAACTTGAATGCCGATATGAAACCAGTTGTTGGAGACATTTTCGCATTTGAAGCGCCATCCGTCGATGGAAGCTCAGTCGACGTTTATGCGGTTTCGAGACCGTTGCCGTATGTCCTCAACGTGAACGCCCTCAAAATTTACGCGGTCACGTTCGGCGCGCAACCGTAATAGCGACGGGAGGGGGGACCCCCTCCCTTTCTGAGGTGATGCGATGATAACATGGCAAGATTTAGAGAGTTTCATCCCGCAAACTCTGAAAAACGCGCTTCTGACCGATCCAGAAACGCAAGCGCCCGACGATAAAGCGATTCGAGATCTGTTAGACGAAATAAACGCTATGGTTGGTGACAACACAGGCCCAATTGTGGAGCTTTTTGCGAAGTACTTCGCGCTTCAGCGTCTTCACGAGCGATTCGGTTATCTTGAACAGGCGAAATACTATGCAGAGCGCGCCGATCAGTTTTACAGGATGATGAAAAACACAGCGTTGATTCAGAACTACAGCCGTCCTGTTGTGCGCTCAGACCCGCGCGCAATAACAGACGAGGAGCTGGAAAGATGGTAATTCGCGCTATCTTCGAAGGTGAGACGCTGAAAAACAAAATTGAAAAGCTCAAAGATCTTTCGAACCCGCTAAAAAAGATAGCGATTCATCTTCAAAGCGAGTCGCAAAAGACTTTCGAACGCAACACGGGGCGTGTGACGCCGTGGCCAGACTTGAGCGAGAAGACTAAGAAACGCAAGATAAGAGCCAAAGGGACCGCGTACCCGATTTTGGTGTTTCACGGTCGCTTGAGAGCGAGTATAACTCACGAAGTTAGTGAAAATACCGCAGAAGTCTACACGGGTGTGCATTACGGACCTTACCACCAATATGGCACGAGTCGAATTCCGACGCGCCCGTTTCTCGAAATCGATGAAAGCACAGATGTTCCGTTTGCAATTCAACAGATTTTAGAACACCTAAGGAGTTGAGATTGTGACTGTCGAGATGCTCAAGGCTTTTCAGAAAAAGTTCTACGAAATCACACGCATACCGCTTAGCTTAGCGGAGCCGAATTGGAGCGCCGTACAATCTTTCCCGTGCGCTTTTTTAGACGTCACAAACGACGCATACGAAAAGGCTTTGGCGCAAGCGAAGGTGAGACGCGCCACGCTAAGTATCTTTGTCGTTCACAGAGTGTTAGAGCAAGCAAAGAACACGGCTATGCTGGAACTTCTGGCAAAGAAAGACGCTCTTGAAGAGTTTTTCAAGATAGGAGAACGCGTCTTTGTCGACAACGTCATGTTCCAAGTTAGGGAGTTTTCACTCAGTTTGCGCACGTTAAATGAGGAAAACAACTTTGTTGTGCTGGGGATCGCGATACGTCTCGAACTGAATTACTACGTGGAGGTGAATTGAAATGCCATACGTGGGTCATCAGCACGTGAACGCTTTTGGAGGCTTGTACACGAGCGCGAGTTTTGCCGACGAATTCCAAGCGAAGACTTACAAAGGTTTGCCACACTATACAGTTGTGGCGGGGCGAAAAAAGTTAGCTACCGCTTCGATCGCTGGTATCCTTGATTCGACGACGACAATCACGAACGCTATCACGCACTCGGCGATGACAAGCGTGACCGTTGGTGGCGCAGGAAAAGCGGTCGAAGGAGTTTTGACGTCTCTAACTTTGTCAGGTAAGAAAGCGGATGTGATAAACTTCTCGCTTGAGGTCAAAGGCAAGACCGCAACACCACCAAGTTCAACACCAGCTCCTGGCACGCTCGCGATGCTCGAGGATGCAACAATCACAGTCGGGTCGAACCAACTTAGCGTGCTTGAATTCAATTTGAACGCGAGCTGGGATGTTGAATTCATCTGGGGCGCGGACGTTTACCCAACCGTGGCGGACACGATTTTCAAATCTTTTGATGGCACACTGAGCGTGAAACTGAACGCGACTCCGGGCCTCTCCAACACGCTTTCGAAGGTGTCCTTCTCAATCTCCATCGCTCTTGGCGCAAATAAAACATTGTCAATCACGGGTGAAGCGTATGAGACAACGCAAACAGCTGAAGACACGCCAGACGAGTTCTACGCAACGACAAGAGAGTTTACAATCTCCGAATTGACGATTCAAACCGTGACAGAATGAAGGTGACAGCATGCAGACCGCGACGATAGAAATTCCTTTTGTGCAAGCAGGGAAGATCCACAAACTTTCATTGAAGTTGAGAGCTCTCAAAACGGGAGAATTCATTGAGTTTGCGACGCGACATCCCATCGCGTTCGGTTGGCTCTCTGGTTTGGGCTCTAACTTGATTCAAAAAACCCTGAAGGACGGCAAAGAGATTGTAGACGAAAGCGAAGTTGAAGCCGTTTTTGAACTCGTCAAGTCCACAATTGTTGAATTCACGATTGATTCGGAACCGCAGGACCTAAGTAAGTTCGACACGCTACCAAGCGTCGTCCAAGTTGCCATTATTGCGCAATTCAAGTTGTTCAATTTTGTCGCACAAGGCGATATTGATTTTTTCGAAGAAATCCTGTCCTATTCCGTGCAATCTCTAATCTCGTCAGAACCTCGAGTTATTTGAACGCAGATAGCGATCTCAAAACCGTTTTGCTCCTCCTCACGCTGGGAGGCGAAATAGATGGCAG